AACTGGAAGATCAAGGCTCCCCTTTCTGGAGCTGCTCCTACTCGGAGCCAAATCTTCGCGGCGCTCAATGCAGGGTTGTCCCCCATCGGCATCAACTCGTCGGGGTCCACCTATCTCGTGAAGCGGGCCACCACTCGCTTCCTTGCTGGGTCGGTCCCTGACTATCGGATCCGCGACGCACACAAGGTCACGATTTGTGACCGCTTCGCGGACGACCTACAGACGAAGCTGTCTCTCCAGATGAGCGGCAAGCAGATCGGGGATGACCCGGTCCGCAACGAGCCCACCCCTGGGTTCAACGTGGCGACGGTCAAGATCGTCAAGGCGTTGATCAACCGTCTGGTCCGGGACTACGGGGACGACTCGCTTCTCCAGCGGGTTGCGGACATCATCCTGGCAACTCAGGTTGTCCGTGAGACGTCTCCCAGCACCCGGATGAGCGCTCAGGTTCAACTCCAGCCCTCGGACATCCTCGACCAGATCGCTGTCCAGATCAACCAGGTCGCCTGAAAAACGAGGGAAAGTGAAGAGGTTCTAAACAGCCTCTTCACTTTCCCTCGTTCGATCTGCCTTTGGCATCACCCTCTTACAGCAACAGATATAGGACGACCCCATGGCTGGTAACAAAGAAGACTTCACGAACGCCCTCGTTTACGTGAACGGGAAGCAGCTCACTCTTGAGACGTCTCTGACGGTCAAGAGGACGAGCGGTTCGCAGCCCGTCAAGACGGTGGCCCTCGGCTATGCCGGGGAATCCCCTGGATCCGCAATGTGCGAGATCACGGTTGAGAATGCTGTCCGCTCGGACGACTTCGAGGTTGACCCTGGTTCTTTCATTCAGGATCTCTCGGTTGTCGAGCTGACGATCTTCGCGGCCGGAAAGACTGCAACCACCAAGGGTTGCATCTACGAGGACAACTTCTCACACGCCGTCGACACTGCCTCGAAGCTGGCATTCAGTTTTCGAGGACGGTATCCGACGTGGGACTGACGAATCAGTAAGCTGAGGGACTCCGACCCCAAAGCTGGAATTCACTTCAAATCACAACGAGAGCGTCTCTCTCGTTGGCTTAGCCTAGCGGGAGCGACCGCTGGATACCGTGTCGGAGCGTGTATTCAGTTGTGTCGCTCCCGCTTTTTTCATTTCAGGAGACCAAGTGACGACTCAAATGCCCCCTACAGACATCTCGCCCATCGACCTCTGGGCAGAGATTACCAGGGTTCCACGCCCCTATCGAATCGTGGACTTCCCCAGGAAGGGTCCTGACGGGAAGCCTGTGGCTCAAATTGCCATGACCGTCCTCACTCAAGAGGAAACCATGCTGACCATCTCGATGACTGAGAAGTGGGTCAGGAAGACGATGAAGGCGGATGCCTGCCTTCCCGGCAAGGATGAGCCCAGCAATGGGTATCAGGCTCTCTTCGAGCTACGTGCGACCCTGGAGGTTGTGTATCGCTCGTCTCGGATGGTGGGGGATCTGGATAAGAACTTCTTCCCGACCCCGGACACCATCGGAACGAAGCTCACCAAGGATGAGGTTGCTGTCCTCGGGATGGCCTACGCACGAGTCCAGGCCGATCTGGGCCCCATCGCTTCGGAGATGGATGAGGAGATGACTGAGGCATGGATTGAGACGCTGGCCGTGGGGGGCAGCGCCGTCCCTTTAAGTGGGCTCTCTTTGGGTGCGCAGAGTCAGCTCATGTTGTCTATGGCCTCCCGATTGTGGGCATCACGGACGGTCAAGGACTAGCTTACATCGCTGCTCGTCGAGCATACCTGAAGAGACAAGAGAATCGAAAGTAGACAATGTCGACCCCCATCACCATCGCCCTGAAATCTGAAGGAGCCTCTCAGGTTATAAAAAAAAAAAAAAGCGTACGAGCGGCCATGGTGGAAATTGAGACTCACAAGAATCTCAAGATCAAGATGTCCGTTGAGCCGGGGAACACCTCGGCTCTCAAGGCGGATCATCAGATGCGCTTGGCGATGGCCAAGGCTGAGATGAAGGTTCTTGAAGACCTCAAGGCTATGAGGGCCGCTGCCGATGCTGAGGGGGGCAAGGGCGGCGGTAAGAGTGGTGGGGGTGAAGGTGGCCTGACGCCTCGGGGGATCTTCAACGCTGGGGCGGCCCTTGGAATGTTGAAGGGCGCCATCGACATGGTGGTTGGTTCCCTGAAGCAGTTCTCAGGCTTCATCATCTCTGACGTCATCAAGCCCACCCTGGCTCTCAACACTCGTTCTGTGCAGGTTGCCAACGCCTCGGGTGGGGGCATCACCTCAGAGGAAGTCCAGAGCAAGGCAAAGGCCATCGCCCTCAAGAACAACGCCAATCCGATGGACATCATCGACTCGGCGGGTGTTCTCCAGGACGCCACAGGTGACAGCAAGCTCTCGTTCGCGATGATGGACACCATCGCGACTCTCTCGAAGTCTCGCGGCATTGATCCGAAGGAACTCGCATCCCTTGCTGGCTCCATGCACCAACAGGGGATGTCCTCTGGGGACTTGAGTAAGCTCCTCTTGACGCAGCTCGCTCAGGGTGACCAGGGCTCTGTTACACTGGCACAGCAGGCCCGTCTTGGCGGCAAGATGCCCGCCATGGCTGCGAACATGGCAGGGGATTACTCGACGCGCTTGGCGGTCACTGGGTCGCTTCTACAGACTGGAAAGAAGGGCTTCGGCTCGGTCGATGATGCTGCGGCGGGCCTCTCAGCCTTCCTCAGCGAGTCCACGATCCACGGGAAGCAGTTCTCTTCTCGGTCGATGATTCGAGGGGCTGACGGCGTCGACAAGATCGCCAACGTTTCCACGTTGATTGAGGACGCTCTCCTCAAGACACATGGCAACGCTTCTGCAATGAAGGCGGCTGGGTACACCGAACAAGGCGCCCGCTTCCTTGGGGCGTACAAGGACACCTACTCCAAAGCCTTCGATGAGTCGAAGGGACGAGGAGAAACGGACCAGCAAGCACAGAAGGACGCTGCGAAGACTGCGGCTGAATTCGCCATGTCCCTCTCGACGGCCAACACCACGATGGAGTCCGAAGAGACGAAGAGAAATGCCGTCTTGGCGACCAGCGGGGAGTCTTTTGAGACGGCCCTCGGCCAGCTCAAAGACAAGCTGCTTGTCGTCATGCCGGCGATTGACAAGATGATCAACATCTTCGGGGACACCATCTCGGAATCGGGGTCCGACATTGCTGGGGTTGTCGCGACGATCGTCGAGGCGTTCATCGTGGTAGCGGAAGCTGCTCAAGGACTTGCTGAGTGGTACAAGGACTTGACGACCTCCTACGGAGATGGGGACATCAAGCGTACTCGTCGCGATCGTGGGGACAAGACGGAGCTTGAGAGCCAGTCCGAGAAGGGCTACTGGCGCAAGAACAAAGAGAACTTCGAGTACGTCGTCGATAGCCAGGACCCCCAGAAGATGGGTATGTTCTGGAAGAAGGTTGGAAAGCAGACCGTCTGGTACAACGAGGACGACGCCAACAAGTTCGATGCCGACAAGAGGGCCAAGGAGAAGGCAGACTTCGACAAGGATCTCGATGGTCGGATGAAGCGTGGGGACTACTCCCTGTTTGGGCCTCACGCTGAGCCTACAGATGCCGCACCGGGCGCGGGTTGGCAGCCTGGGGCACCGGCCGATGAGGGCCTCAACGGGGGCACGTCAGACGTGGCCAAGAATGCAGGCGAAGCAAGTGCAGCTCTTGTCTCTCTGACAACCGTCGCCAAGGATCTGGCCTCTGCGATGGGCGACCTCAACCGCAATGCTTCCTTTGGGCCCGACGAATGACCATCGACATTGATGTCCTCTCTCAGCTTCTCGAAGCATCTTGGAGGGGGATCCCCTTCCCGATCGTTTCGCTCGAAACTTCAGGGGGGCACAACATCGTCCCCCATCTGAGGGTCGATCGAAATGGTGCTCGGGTTGAGAATACGGGTCGGAAGTCCTTGACCTTCTCTTTGAGGATCCCGTTCATCAACACGATCGCCAAGGGCCCGAACGAGACTTGGAAGGATCTGTATCCCATCACCTACCGGAAGATGCTCACCGCCTGTGAAGACAGGTCGACGGGGGACTTCGTCCACCCTGACTATGGGCTTCGCAAGTGCAAGGTGGCCACATTCTCGACCACTCTTGAACCGGACTACCGAGGTGGGGCGCTCCTCGCTCTACAGCTCTTCGAGACTGTAGATGATGGGGATGCCATTGCTATTGAGGACACGACGGTCATCCCCATCGCGACGGCTGCCGCTCGGAACCTCGATGCCAAGCTCGGCAACCTGAGCCCATCTCCCTTCAAGAACATCTTGGGGGATGGGGTTGGACTCACCGACTTCATCAAGTCTCTGGGGGCCATTGGTGACCAAGTCGCTCTTTTTGGGAAGAAGATCACGGGGAAGATCAACGGTCTCATCTCAGCTCTCGATGGCCTCAAGTCCTCTTTTGGGGGTGACCCTGGTTTCAGCGCTGACACGGAGAGGCTCATCTCTAGTCTCCACGCCTACAAGTTGAAGGTGCTTCGTACAGAGAAGTCGACCTCAATCTATGTCGTGCCGAGAAATGCCACCATGTCGGCCATCGCAAACAAGAAGAAGAACTCCCTCAAGGATCTTCTGAATCTCAACCCGTCCCTGGCAGGAAGGGCCTTCGTCCCGGCTCAAACCGCGGTCGTCTACTACTCCTGATGGCTCTCAAGAACGGACAGAGTGAGCGAACCTTCACGGTTTACTGCCACACGAACTCGACGAACGGGAAGAAGTACGTTGGTGTCACCTGTCAGACCATGGGGAAGCGTTGGTCCCGTCATGTATACGACGCCAAGAAGGGGGGCACCTACCACCTTCACAGGGCGATTCGACAGTGTGGGGTAGCCTCTTTCACCCATGAGGTTGTGGCCACCTTCTCAGACGAATCTGAAGCACTGGAAGCGGAGAAGTTCTACATCCGAACCTGGAGGACTTTTGATTCAGAGGTGGGGTACAACGCTACTCTTGGGGGTGAGATGCACACCCACTCGGATGAGACCAAAGTCAAGATCAGCGAGTCGTCTACCCTTCGTTGGGCGGACGCAGAGTCCAGGCAGAAGATCGTCTCCAAGATGAAAGAGAATGCGGCAACCCCCGAACGGAAGGCCAGCCGGTCAGTTGCTTCTCGTAGCCGGAAGGGAGAGCGTCGTTCTGACGATGGCCGAGCAAATATCTCTGTTGCTCAACAAGAGCGCTTCTCGGACCCAACGCAACGGTCTGCTGTTGGGAGTCGATTGAAGCAGCTTTGGGCCGACCCCTCATACCGGGAGATGATTCTGAAGGCTCGGAAGGAGGCTCGCCATGGCTCTCGGTAATGGGATGTCGGAGATCGACACGGTCGTCTTGAATCTCCCCGACTACGGGAAAGAGATCAAGAATTGGTCGAACTACACTTTCAACCAGCGCTTCCTGACTCCTACTTCAGGGTGGTCGTTCACGATCTCTGATGAGGACACCACCTTGACGAACGAGCTTCTCGTCAAGGGAGCCAGGGTTGAGCTGTCGATCAACGACAGAATTCAGTGCTCGGGGACAATCGACAAAAAGACGGTCGACTCTAGTTCTGAGTCAGGGACGAAGATCATCATTCAAGGGCGGGACATCCTTGCCCCTGTTGTGGACTCGAACGTGGACCCTCGTTTCAAGTTCACGGCGTCCATGAGCATCCTCGATGTCTGCAAGGCTGTCCTGAAGCCTTTTGGGATCGACACCATCGTCAACAGCGATGAGGCCAACCTCAACGTCATCACGGGCTTTGCCAAGGGGAAAGGTGCGGCGGTTGGGGGGCCTACTGGAGAGAGGCTCGTCGTCAAGAACACGACGGATGCAAAAGGCAAGGTGACGTCCTCTCTGGAGAAGCAGAAGGACTACAGCGCGCCGACTACGACAACCCGTCCTGACCTGAAGACTCTTCAGATTCAGCAGGCGAAGCCCCACATGGGCGAGGGTGTCTACGCCTACCTTGACCGTCTCTTGCGACGGCTTGGCTTGACGATGTGGGCCCTGGCAGATGGAAGTGGGGTCGTCATCGACAAGGCGGACTTCTCTGGGGCAGCCAACCAACAGCTCATTCACAAGCTGGGGGACACGAGCCGCAACAACATCCTTCGAGGCAGGGTTGTTGATGACTCGTCTACTCAGCCGAGTTGCATCGTGGCTTTTGGGTACGGCTCTCGTGTCGACAATGAAGCCTCGAAGCTCAAGATCATCATGATCAACGAGCTTGATGGTCTTGACGATGCGGGGAATCCTCTCCCTGAAATCAAGAACATCATGACCACGTACAAGTCGGCCAAGGTTCTTTCTCTCAGGAAAGAGATGATCCCCTCTGCCCGGCCTCTTGGGGACAGGAAGATAGCTCGCATTCTTTTCGTCAAGGATGATGAGTCCAAGAACCTGGCACAGCTTGAAGCCTATGTTCGCCGCGAGATGGCCAACAATCAGCGGAAAGCCTACTGCGTCAACTACGACGTGGTTGGCCACACCTCGGATGGGACGCATCCTTGGGCTGTCAACACCATCGTCTCGGTAGATGACGACAAGCGAGGGGTCCACGAGAACCTGTGGGTTGTCTCCAAGACGTTCAAGAAGTCCAACTCCGAGGGCACCATCACCTCGCTTGAACTGATCCGCCCCTTCACCCTTCAGATTTCACAGTGACCCATGCGAAGCAAACACCGTAGCGATCTCTTCGAGCTTGGTTGTGACATCCTTGGCACGACCATCAACGGTCAGGGGACCATTCTTTGCCAGACGGGCGACGTCAACGGCGACGAAGTCGTGTCTGATGGGGCTGAGTGGTGGCAGCACGTTGGCTTTGCCTCTCGGCCTGCCAAAGCCATTGCTGGGAAGTCCGCCTGCCAGGGACTCACCATCAACCAGGGGTCGGCGGATATCTGCATCGCCACGAGGGACATCCGAGGTGGGGTCATCTACGGGGCCTTGAAGGAAGGGGAGTCCTGTGTCTACGCCGGAGGCCCTGCCAACACGGGGACGGGACGCATCCTTCTCAAGGATGACGGGACCAAGAGCACCATCACCATCCTGACGCAGAAGGACAACGGAGCTTCTGGGGAGCCCATTCTCATTCAGGTGTCCTCTGAGGGGAAGGTTCTCATCACGGCTGGCTCAAAAGGTGCCATCACCATCGATGATGGGGGAATCAAGCTCGCCTCAAACTCGGACCTACAGATGGGAGCTACAGGGAACGTTGCTCTCATAGGGGCAGCGATGGCCTTGAACAGTGCGGCTGTCTCTCTTGGTGCTGCGGCCTCTGACGGTGTCGCCTTGGGGCCCGCCCTCGTCGCTTGGGCCACGGCAGTCAATCTGCACTGTGCCGCTGTCATGGCCCTTCTGAACGCCCCTGGGCCTGTCACGGGTGCTCCGGGTGCTGTGCCCGTTGTGCCCCCTCTGGCCCCCACGGCTGTCTCTACTTCTGTGAAGGCCGCTCACTGAGATGTCTGGGCCTTGCAGCTTCCCCACCTTCTCGATCCCTCCGATCACGCTGCCGTCCCTGACTCTTCCGGGTCTCCCGACGATCAGCCTGTCGTTGAGCTTCGATCTGGGGTTCAGTCTTCCGAGCCTCAACTTCAGTATTCCACCTATCACTTTGCCTTCATTGACACTCCCAAGTTTGCCAACGATCTCTCTCAGCTTGTCCTTTGATTTGGGATTCACTCTTCCTTCCTTGAACTTCTCGATCCCGCCCATCACGTTGCCCAGCCTCACCCTTCCTGGTCTCCCCACGATCTCCCTTAGCCTTCCGGATTGTCCTCTATGAGCAGCGCAGCATTTGGGATTGGAGCGTGTGGGTGTGGATCGGCTGGAGCTGGGTATGGTTCACCGGCACAGGTGAACTCGGCAACAGCTCCTCTGTTTCGGAAGAGCGACGGCACCTACGGAGACTGCCAAGAAATCGACACGAGGCCGGGGCATGTGGGGGACTACAAGCTCGATGCGGACGGGAACCCTCTTGGTTGGGACTCGGTCAAGCAAATGGTCTACCTGGCTCTGAAGACTGTCCTTGGGTCCTCGGCTGTGCCCACGATGGGCCTTGAGCTGGAGATGACCATCATTCGGGACGACACTGCCAGGAAGAACCGTCTCTCTGTTGAGGCTGCCCTGAGTCGTCTCATTACCCAAGGGCTCATCGCTTTGATTGATGTTGTCACGACTCGGTTGGCCAACTCGGCGATCCAAATCGAAGTGAAGTGGGAAGACATCTCCCAGGGCGAAATCAACTCGACGTTCGTTTGAAAGTCTAGACCATGGCAACCACCATCGAAACCATCAAGATCAAGAGCGTCGAGGAAATCCGCGATGACATGCTCCGCAATCTCAGGAACTCCCTGATCAAGCGTGGCATCACGAACCCCGTCGTGGCTGAGGGCTCGCTTCCCTACTTGAAGGCTACATCCCTCGCGCAGGAAATCTACGCGGCATCGGTGGTCGTGCCCCTCGCGGCCGATGCGCAGATGGCAGATACAGCTCAAGGGGATGACCTTGCCAGGGTTGCCAAGCTGTACAAGCTCGGGCTTCGACCCGCGGGGCCTTCAAGTGGTCCTGTCGTTCTCGCTGCCTCTGTGACTTCGGCTATCGCAGTCCCGAGTGGTTCACAGCTTCTCGACCCGAACGGCCTCATCTACAGCGTGGAGATTGGTGGGTCCTATACTCCAGGATCCACGATCCCGATCGTCTCCTCGGACACAGGGGCGAGCACGAACCTTCCGAGGGCCACGGTGATGCGTTGGGTGGCACCCCCGCCCTATGTCACTTCCACGGCACTCGTTGGAGATGGCGGCCTCACGGGGGGTGTCGACGCAGAAGACTATGAAGGGCTGCGGACTCGGGTCCTCAGCCGCATTCAGAACCCGCCCAACGGAGTCAACTGGCCCAGCATCGTGGAAGCGGCAGAGGCTTCGTCCACGGCTGTGCAGAAGGCGTTTGCCTTCCCGGCAGCCAACGGGCCTTCTACGGTTCACGTTGCTGTGGTGAGGGCTCCTACGCCGACGAACAAGAACCGTGACGTTGACACCATTGTTCTCAACAGCGACATCATCCCGAGCATCCTCGCGGCCTTCCCCGAGTTCGTGGAGGTGGTGACCACGACGGTTCAGAACTTCCAGGCAAGCGTCAGCTTCGGAGTAGCTCTCCCGCTGTCCAAGAAGGCTTCTCCGGCTGGTCCTGGAGGGGGTTGGACCGATGCCAGTCCCTTCCCCTACACGGCCTCTCTTGGCTTCGCTGGGGCCATCGCTGTCACTTCCTCGACTGTCTTCACGGTCATCTCGGACTTGGCCCCGGCTGTGGGCACCCAAATCTGTTGGCTCTCGACAGATGACTGGACTTTGAGGACTGCGAAGGTCAAGAGCTTTACGGGTGTTGGGCCCTACGTTCTGACGATTGACACCCCCTTCGTTTCTGTGGGTGGGGTGGTGGTTGCGCCTGGAGACTTCATCTTCCCGAACGCTGAGAGGATGCCTGACTATGTCGCTGGAATCCTGGATGGGTTTGCGAACCTCGGACCTGGGGAGAAGACGACCAACGCGTCTCTTCTCCCCCGTGCCTACCGTCGCCCCCTGACGTCTCAGAGCTGGACGGCAGCTTTGCAGAAGCCCTTCCTTCGCAACCTCACGGATGTTGGCGAAGAGGTCTATGACGTCGACTACCTGTACAGGTCGAGCATCACCCCTTCTACGCCGGGCCTGATCACTGACGCTCCATACATCTTCGTCCCGAATCAAATCGGGCTTTACCCGCTGGTTTGATCCCATGGCACTACCTGACAAGCAGACGTACTCCGCCCTTGGTGGCGACATTCAGGATTACCAGGCGGTTGAGGACCCGACCACGGACCTCAGCGACGAGCAGTCCAACGAGACGCGGGCCGATGTGGCAGCCATGACGAGGATGATCCCCCGCGCCATGGTGTCTTTCACAACGAATGGGGCCACATGTACCGTGGTGGACCATGAAGCTGTCTGGGGGAATGCTCTCTCGGTGAAGCCGGTCGTCACGGTTGACCCTGTTTATGGTGCAACTTTGATTGTTGTATGGCCTACAACGGTGATGGATGCGCGTGGGGTCACCTATGCCCTCAACCTGAAGCGTGGCCTTGGGAACGTGGGGGAGTTTGGGTTCATGTCGGCTGTGCAGATGATCTCTGCCAACTCGCTACGAATCACACCTGGCAGCGTTGTCGATTCGTCGAATGGTTTTCCGGGGGACCATAATTCAGTCATCACTGTTTGGGTTTGGTGAACTGAGCCATGGGCGCTTTCAACTACTCTCCCACCAAGACCGGCGCTGAGAAGGGTCAGATTGTCGAGGTCATCCTCGACTCTCTCCTTGAAGCTGACGGTACGGCTCTCACCAAAGAGGTTGATTCCTACGTCTGGGCTGAGAGGAATGCAGAGGCACGGGCCATCGCCTACCTGTGGAGCCTGAACAAGCGCTTCTCGAATCAGTGGGACCCGCTGAGGATGACCGACTTCCTTCCTCGCTGGGAGAAGATGCTCGGCTTGACCCCTCTCTCTACAGCCACGGCATACGATCGTCGTCAGATGGTCAAGGCCAAGCTGGAGATGTATGGCGAGCCGGGGACGCAGCAAGTCGTCACGGACCTTCTGACGATTGCAATGGGGGACATCTTCGTCACCTTGGTCAACAGCCCGTCCACCATCGCCACGGGCTTCGTTCCTGGAGGCGTGACGGTTCCTGGGGGTGTCACCCTCGCCGATGGTTCTTGGTACAGCACCATCGCCTACGTGGCCATTCAGACACAGCAACCGGCCGCGGTCGATGACGCAACCTTCTACGAGGCAGTGGGGCAAATCGCTGGTCTCTTGGACGATCTTCTCCCTACCTGGGTGACCTTCGATTGGTTCCTCGATGGTGGGCTTGGAGCCGGGTTCTACCTGGACAGCGACAAAAATCTCGACAATCAGCGCTTCGACGTCTGAAGGATAAGTCATGGCAATCTCTAGGGTCAAGCTCAACTGGGCGGTCAACGAGAAGCTCACGAGCGGCCAGCAAAACGCTCTTGACCTCAACGTCACCAACGCTCTCGACAAGCGAGCGGCGCAAACCGATACTCTGTCCAGCGTCATCACGGTGGCTTCGGGGGGGGCTATCGCATTCGCTTCAGGATCGACTCTCTCGACCGTCTCTGGGGTGACCACGACCCTGAATGGAGACGTGACGGTCAACGGCATTTTCAACGCCAACGGAATCGTCAACTGTGGCTCCGACCTGAACGTGTTGGGGTCGCTGACGGTTAGTTCTGTTTCGAGCTTCGCGGCTCAGGTAACATTTTCCAGCAACGTCATCCTGAGCGGGTCAGTGTCGGCCTCTGGCGCTATCACTTCGATTGGGTCGAACTTCTGGTTCGGGGACAACGCATTCACAGGGGCCACATCGGCGAGCGACCTCACGGTGACGGGGTCCAACAAGCTCAAGTTGACTTCGAGGACCATCACGAGGACGGTCTGTGCCAACTTCACCCCCATCTCGACGGGGTGGACCTTCAACAGCGACCCCCTTGGGACTCCAAGGACGACCACCACTTCCAACGAAAATGGGTGTTGGCCTCTGTCTCTCCCTGAAGGGGCTGTCATCAACACGATCCAGCTCGTTGTGGAAGGTGGGGCTGGCCACGCTGGAGCCCCGTCCAACCTGCCTCTCGTCTCCTTGTTCTACAAGACGCCTGGCACGGGCAGCACAGGGACTCTGATTTCGACGAGAACCGATGTCTTCTCGTCGGCTGCTGCTTATGAGCAACCCCACTTCCTGTCGATGACTTCGATCGCATACACGGTGACTCGGACTGCTCGGCTCTCCATCTACTTCCAGTCAGAGTCGTCCACGAACGCGACCTCTGGGTACAAGATCCACGGGATCAACGTTACCTACACGATCACGTCGGTTGACGACGGCCCCTGCTCCTGAACATCTGAGAAAGTCTTACCATGAGCCTCTTGCATCCCGATCCGACTTGCACGGTCAACACCGACCCCACTACGGATGGCAACAACGTCAACCCGCTCGACAATGGGGTCTCCATCGAGCTGTTGGACACGGCTGGCGTCAAGCAGTGGTCGATCACCTGTACTTCTACGGATGACCTGAACACGACGGCGGCCGTCAACGCGACCATCGTCGTGGACAACATCACGAAGACGGCGATCTTCACCGCCCCCAACGTTGGGGCAGCGATGCAGTTCAAGAGTGTCGTCAACAACGGGCGTGACGCCAACGGTGTCGTGGACCCGTCTCTGACAACGTACTTTGGGGTCTACGTTCTGACGACGTCGGGCTATCGCGTGGCCTTCTTTGATGAGAAGCTCGAAGGTTCTGCGGCGTTCGGGTGGATCACCAAGCTCAACGCTGTCGTCCGAAACAACCTGGTGACCCCCGCGAGCGCTGGGGCGGGCATGGTGTTCTCGGCCGGTGCCTACAACGTCGTGGCAAACGCTGATGCTTCCATCGTGGTGGGAGCTGACGACATCCGTTTGAAGGTCGCCTACCAGACGCTTCTAAATGGAGCCACGGCATCGGCTACAGTCGGCACCTTGGCTTTGAGGGCGGCCACCACGAGCTTCACGGGCCTGGCTTGCACAACGCTGGCAGCCTCTTCCAATGCAACCGTGGGAGGCACGCTGGACGTCACGGGTGTCACCACCCTGGCAGCCCTGGCTTGCACCACGCTGGTGGCTTCGGGTGCTGTTACTTGCAGCACGACTCTTGGAGTCACTGGGGCAACCACCCTGACGGGTGCTGTTATTTGCAGCACGACTCTTGGAGTCACTGGGCAAGCGACCTTCACGATCGCTCCTACCGCCCCGAGCTACAAGTTCACGTCTCTCATCACGGAGACGAGGATCTCTCCCATCAGCCCGACGGCGGACTCGGCCAACTGGAAGGTTATCGAGGGGGGGTTTGCGACCAACTTGGTTCTCAATACGGATCTGGGTATCCCGATCGATCCCCCCCAAGGGGCAACCTTGGACGCTTACGTCGTGCGCTTCCAAGGGGCGGCAGCTCACGCTGGATTGCCCGGAACCATGCCCTCGGTTGCCTTGAATTACTACAATGTGGCAACTGGCTTCGTGGTGTCCGTGGCAACTGGACAGGCCAGCGATACGTCGGCCAACACGACGGCCTACCAGCTCGTCCACACCATCACGGCGAACAACGTGGGAGCGGGCATCGGACATGTCGTGGACAAGACGACCCGGAAATACTTCATCGCCTTGACGGCTGAGTCGGGGGCGAACGCTCTTGTGGGAGCGATCTACTACCAGACGTCTGTGACCTGGAAGCGGTCCGCCGGCTCGGCTGTCGGACAGGACTGAGACTTTCACTTCTTAGCTTGGAGACTACGTTACATGAAAGAGGCACTTTTCAACAACGCTGAGTTCATTGCGGCTGTCGTCGCTCTGATCGGGGCCATCGTCTGGGGGTTCAAGATCGTCGTCCCGAGGTGGATTGCCGCTTACGAGAAGACGAACGACGCCAAGATCGAGCATCAAAAGCAGTACATGGAGTCGTCAGTCAAGGCGCAAAACCTGACCGCCGAAGCTGTCTCGAAGATCCCTGAAGCCATCAAGAGCTTCGAGCTGGTCCACCTTGGCTCGGAGAAGAGGATCACGGAGCGTATCGACGCGGCTGAGGACCGAGCCATCAAGGAGACGCAGGCGGCCAAGGAACGCATCCTGGACGAGATCACGGAGCGTCGGTACATCTTGATGGTCGAAAAGATGCGAGGTTCACAGCCGTCTCAACCCGGGGGGTAGGCATGGACTGTGAGATCGCTTGCTGCGCCATCTGCTTCAGTTGCATTGCGATCTCTTTGGGGTTCATGGTTTACGTCTGTGCTGGACTCTGGCGCGTACACAAGAGGATCAAGAGCTTTGAGAAGAAGCTGATCCTTGCCGAGGGCCAAATAGACAGAAGCCGATCGAAACTACTAGAGCAGCTCCATTTGGTATCCGAACGGATATCCAGTTTTGGGGACCGAACCTGATCACCAAGAGGACGCCTGCCACCCCAAGCAGAGCGTAAAGCAAAAGCAACCCCTCTTCGATCGATAACTTTTTTCCAATCGAGCGGGCAAATATTAAGCCCGCTGCCACCAAATACCCCGACAAATAGACAGCTTCATAGAAGACAATGAGGTTGTCACCTCTTAGCCCTGGGTAGCTCCACGCCACGAAGGCGAATGAGACGCCCCAGAGAGCCAGCCCTGTTGACCACTTCGAGACGGACCCGAGAAGGACCGCTGGAAGAAGCAACATGAGTACAGGCTCGGGAAGCCAGAGCAGGAACCCAAGCCCTACATAGGGCTTGGGGTAGGGGCTTCTCCACGCCTGGAAGGGCAGTCTGCCGAGTTCATAGAGGACGCCAGTGGCCAGAAACGCCGCAGCCTTCCTGAACCCTCTACGAAGGCACAGGAAGGCTGCCACGGCCCTGATGATGATCAGAGCGGTCACGAGTCAGCCGGGATCGGGCGGCCCGTCAGGGAAGGTGACGAGCACCTTGG